GGTATCGACAAACTGAGCCAGCCGCTCGACCTGGAAATTGTTCGGGCAGGCCTGCGACAAGCCTACGACAGTCGCCAAAAGGACCTGGCTGCAATCTCCCAGACTCGGGGCGCAAACAGCCCAGAGTACCGTGAGGCTCTGGGCAAGCTGAACGCGATCCGCGCAGAGCGAGACCAGCTGGCAGCCCGGATCCGTGAGATCCGCGCAGGTGGCGGAGCGGGAGGCCCTGGTGGCCCAGGCGGACCGGGCGGAACAGGCCCAGGTAATCGCAAAGGGGCAGAGTTCTCCGGCGGCGAGCGCCTGCTCACGCAGTTCAGCCGTTACGCCATCGGTTACGGAAGCCTATACCAGCTCCTCGGCCTTGTCGGTCAACTGAAGACCGAGGTTATCGCGCTCGACAAGGCGTTCTTCTCGATCAAGGCAGTCACCCAGGCTACCGACCGGCAGATGCTGGGGGTTGCCCGTTCTATCCGTGAAGTTGCCCTGAATACCAACTTCACAACGAAAGAAATTGCCGAAGCTGCTCAGCTCCTCGGCCAGGCAGGTGTCCTCCCGGAGGACATGGACGCCACCCTTGCCAGCACGGCGCGTTTCGCTTCAGCGACCAACTCCTCGCTGACCGTCGCCGCAGACCTCATGAGTACAGTCAGGACGGTTTACAAGACCCTTGACGAAGAGGTTATCGGTGACCAGCTGACCCGTGCCATCAACCTCTCCAAGCTGACAGCGGAGGATCTGAAGACCATCCTCTCGCTGACCGCTCAAACGGCCAGCAGCTATAACGTCAACCTGGAGCAGCTGCTCGGGGCTGTGACCACCCTGCGTAACGCGGGTATCAAACCTTCGACGGTGGCCACCGGCCTCCGCCAGGCGATGTTGGAAATCTTCAACCCCGACTCGGCCACCACCAAGGCCCTCCTGAAGCGCTACAAGGAGATGGGTGAGGAGATTGACGCCAAGGGCGTATCTCAGCGCTTCTTCGGCTTCAGCAACGCCGCCAACCCGCTCCTTGCAGCTCTGGGCGAGCTTCGCCGCCTGGGCTTTACGGATGAAGGTCAGAAGACTTTGCAGCGCGGTGTCGATATCCGTGCCTTCAACGCCATCCAGGCGCTACTGCAGAACTACAAGGAGCTGGAGCAGGCCGAGAACAAGATCACCTTCGGCCAAGCTGCATCGGTAGGGGCTGAGATTCAGCTGAAATCTTTGGCCGCCTCTATGGAGAACTTGGGGGCGAGTGTCGTTGTTCTCGCAGAGCAGATCTCGGGAGGCCTGGTAAGGGCTTTGGCCGAGGGGGCTACCGAGGCTACGAACCTGATCGAGCGGCTGACCGAGCTTGATACTGACCTTAAAGCCTCCGGCCAAGGCGGTATAGGCTCCATTTTTGGCGGGGCAGCCTTTGGCGGGGCGCTGGGCGGCCTACTCACCAGAGGTGGTGGCTTTAAGTCTCGGGTCGGGGGCGTACTGGGCGGGGCCGGTCTCGGGGCCATCGCCGCAGCCCCCAGCGAGAGCAACAGTGAAGGTTTCAGCCTGACTGAGGGGGCCGCCATCGCCTCTTCAGTGGCCTTCGTTGGCAGCCTGTTGAGCGTGTTTGGCAGCCGGCTGAAGGTCTTCAAAAAGGTCGCCGACAAGATTGAATCGAGCGGAGTCGGTAAAAAGGCTCTGGGCGTCCTGGACAAGTTCGGCGACGTTGACGAGAACGGCAAGGGGGACTGGGGTCAGCGCCTGGGCAATATCGCCACCCTGCTGACCGGCGTAGGTCTGCTCGCCGGGTTGGCCGACCAGATCCTCGGCGAGGATGTGCAAGGTCTTGAACAGCTGCAGGCTAAGGCCAACGCGGCGGCGGCTCAGGCGTCCAAGGCCAGGAAGGCTTTGGAAGCTAACGCATCCCTGGTAGACGAGTACGACACTACCCAGTCCACCCCGCAAGATGGCACCACGGCAGCGGCCTTTGCCAAGTACCGGGACGCTCTGACCAACTACGAGCTGGACATGGTCGAAGTGTTCGGCCAGAGAACCGCCGAGGTAAATCGCCAGCTTCAAGACTTGCTGATCGAATACGTCAACACCACTGCCAGCTTCCGCCCAGGCATCCGTGCAGAGATGGAAGCCCTTCTAGGGAATAAGCTGGGGGAGACGGTTACCGATAAAAACCTCTTCGACCTCGGAAGTTCTGCAGAGCAACTGCGGAGCAGCGTGGAGGGGTTGGTCGAAGGCACCAAGCAGACCATCGAGCGAGTGACGGACAACATTCGTACCGCTCGCGCCGAAGGCGTTGACCCCTCCAAAGTCGACTTGGCCATGTCTGAGGCCTACTCCGAGCGCTATGAGGTGCTCAACGACATTATCAACGGGGTCAGCGATCTCAGCCCTGAAGAGATTGAGGAGGAGCTGCGCAACCTCATGGAGCGGTTTGTCGAACTGGTCGACGAACGTCCCAAGAATGAGGCCAAGGCTCGGGCAGCCTCTATCAACAGCATGGCGCAGCAGCTGGCCGCTGCCCTTGCACAGAGCGACAACGCGGCCGAAATCTCTACAGCTGTCAGCAGTATCAGCAACAGCGTGGAGTACATAGGGCTGTCCGTAGAGTCTCGGATGCAAGGCATCCTGGCTGGCTTGAGCCGGTATCAAGGTGAAATTGACGAGAAAATCAAGGCCAGCGAGGCGCGGCTTGCCCAGCTGAAGGCTGGAGGCCCTATCGCTGAGCAGATGAATGCCGAAGAGATCGCCAAGGAGCAGGAAAATCTTCGCGGCTTGCAAGGGATGCAGAGCACCTATGAGGCTGAAGAAGAAAAAGCTCTGAATGATCTGCTCGCTCAGCAACTCGCCAGAGAGGAGCGCAATAACGCTTACTCCGCAAAGGCTCGAACGGATTTCGGGAGGTCCTTGGGCGGTGTGGCCTCGAACGAGGATGTTCAGAAAATTCTCGATGACCCTCGCCTGCAAAGGGAGTTGCAGCTGACCGCTGAGGAGCGGAAGTTCCTGCAAGAGTACCGAGACGCTTACCGGATGGGGGGCGATGCCTCTGCCCTTGAAAGTCGCCTGACTCGGGGCACCAAAAACGACGAAGGTGAGACGGTAAACAGCGAGGACTTTGAACGGTTCCTTCAGATCAACCAGAAGCTGGTGGAGAACGTCGCCCAGGTAACCGAAAAAGAGAAGCGCCGGCTGCGTGACGAACAGAACACTATCAGTACGGACACTTACCGGCAGCAGACTGAAGCGGAAACTCGGATCAAACTTGCTGAGCACGACAAGAATTTCGCACTGCTGAGCAGCAATTCCCCGAGCAACCCGGTTATTGCCAAGTACGAGGCAGAGCGAACCGTCCGCGAGAAAGAACTACTGCAGGCCCGTGCCGAGGCGGAAGACGCCGCTGAGGATGGCTCAGCGAACTCGGCTGCCAAGCAGCAGGCGGTATTTAAGGCCGAGGCAGCTCTGCAAACCCTGGATATCGAACTTGAGCAGGAGCTGGCGAAGTACAAGGCTCGGGCTGAGTCGGTTAGCGCACAAGCTAAGCGGGAGATGGACGAGGAGGCCAAGAAGCAGGCCAGGATCGCTGTCACCCAGACCGCGCTTGAGCAGCGGAAGGTGAAGCAAGATTTCGACGAGGCTATCAGGATAGGGGACCAGGAGGGTTTCCTCGCCTTGTCCAAGCAGTACGAAGAGGTGCAGGAACGGCTTCGCAAACAGCTCGAAGAGGAGCTGCAAGCTCGCGGCCATACCGCTGAGCAGATCAAAGCTGAGATCGACCTCCGTGAAGACTTGAACAAGCCGCTGGCTGACCAGGTGGAGAATATCCGCAAGCTCAACAGCCAGATCAGTCAGATGGAGGATCTGCGCTACCGGATGATCGGCACAGGGCCGCAGCTTGGCAGCCAGTTCAACACGGCCTACCTGGGAGCTGACGGATTCACCACCGAGGAGCAAATCGGTGCCGGGGTGCGGGACTTGGCCCTCATTCAAGCGAAGATGGCAGACAAGGCGAAGCGGCTGCGGGATCCTCTCTTCGCAAAAGACGAAGAGACGGTAGAAAAGCTCAAGAAAGAGCTGGAAGACCTGGAGGCTCAACTCGGCAAAACTCAGGCCGCTGTTGATCAGATGACCCGAGGTGCTGCGGATTCGATCTATGCAGCTTTCAGCCCTCGAAACCTGATCATTGAGCTGGAGAACACCAGTAACACTCTGGCCAAGATGGGCACCAACATCCGCTCCAACATGGTCTCAGCCCTGGACGAGATGGGGGATGCCCTGGCTCGGGTCGCCAACGAGGGCGGGGACGTTAAGGAGATCTTCCAAGAGATCATCAACCAGTTTGCCACCTCCACCTTGTCCATGATCCTGCAGACCAACCTGCGCGAAGGTGCGAAAGGCCTGATCGGCGGGATAACCGGCAAGGATGGGGGCGGGGGCGGCCTGGGCGGCGTCTGGGGGGCCATCAAGGGCGGCTTCGGGCAGATGTTCGGCTTCGGTCAAGGGGGTGACCAATCTGCAGGGTCTGAAAGCTCGGGCGGAGCCTCCCAGGACTCTGGCCTGATCGGCTGGATTCTCGGTCAGATCCTCGGGGAAAGCGGGGAGACCGAGACGAAAACCGCCACGATGAACGTACAGGCCGGCATCGTGAACGTGGTTGGCGGCACACAGGGCGGGGGCGCTTTAGGTTCGGCCGGCAACTTCATCGGCAACCTGTTCGACGCACCCGCCTCGGGCGCTGACTTCATGGGCCCCTTGCCCAACGACAAGGGCGCTGCCGGCCAGATGGTGGATATTTTGGCCAACGATGTGCCGAGCGCCGTGACCGAGGGCATGAGCCAGCACAGTGAGGGCTTTTTCTCTAGCCTCAGCAGCGGTATAGGGAACCTGTTCGGCAGCCTCGGTAACAGCCTGAGCGGCCTGTTCGGCGGCGGTGGGGGTGCCGCAGGGGGCGGTGGCGGGGGCTTGGGCGGTATGCTGAGCGGCCTGTTCGGCGGCGGTGGTGGTGGTGCCGGCTCCGGCGGGGCCAAGGCAGGGGCAGGGGCTGGCGGTGGCGGCTTCTTCAGCAAGCTCTTTGGCGGGGGTGGGACCGGGGCAACCGGCGCAGCTGCCGGAGGCGGCGGTATGTCGGGGCTCATGTCGGGCCTGGGCGGCGCAGGCATGGGGGCCGGTATCGGGGCCGCCCTCGGGGGTGCCCTGGGCGGCGAAAAAGGTCAGAAGTGGGGGGCCATTCTCGGTGCGCTCGCAGGGGCTTTCTTCGGCTTCGGCTTCTCCGGTGGCGGTCACATCACCCGCTCCGGCCTTGTGGTCGGCCACGGTCGGCGAGGGGTGGATAGTGTTCCGGTAGCGGTCAAAGGTACGGGTCAGCGAGGGCTGCTCGCTCCCGGTGAAGGGGTTCTCAACGTGAAGGCAATGGACGCCCTGGGCGCTGATTGGGTTGCGGCAGCGAACAACGGCAAGCTCTTTCGCAAGGCGGTTGGCGGGGTGATAGGGCACAGCTACAATGCCAGCCAAGCTGCTAAAGCCGCCGCAGCGAACAGCGTGGCCCGCACCGTCGCACCGGCCAACCAGGTGAACGTCAACTTGAAGAACGTCAACGTCTTGGACAAGAGCGAGATTTACAGCGCTCTGCAAACCCGCGAAGGTGAGGACATTATGATCAACCGCCTCAAAGCCCGTGGCGCTCTCGGAGAATAAAGATGCCTTACATCATAGGCCGGGCGGCCAGAGAACATGAACTGTACGAGCGGCTGAAAGCGTTCGTCACGGGGGTAGGTTTTCTGGGTCGTGCGACTTTCAGCGGAGCCGGAAACGGCTCCCTTATTGACCCGCGATTGCTTGACCTGGCCAGTGGCGAGACGTACACGTTGACCTGTAACGGGGCTGCCCCTCGCGGCGGTTCCTTTGCGGTGACCGGCTCCGTGCGAGGGAGCCTTCCGGTGGCCTCGGTAAACCAGGTCTATGTGGACCCGAAGATCCAATTTTGCCTGGACATGGGCTCTACGGACTTCACCGTGGGCGACCAGTTCACCTTGAAATTTGTGGAGTATTCAGCCCAGGCCAAGCCGAAGATAACCTCTCTGACCCCTACAGTTGGGACAGTTACCGAAGAGATTACCCTCACCTGCAACAAGGCAGGCACAGCTGTAGCAGGTGCTGAGTTCTCGGTTGCCGGCTCAGTCTCGGGAGATCACGGCACCCTTGTTCAAGGACAGGAGTTCACTTGCCCTGTGTTGCGTCTGACCCTGGATCTTGGCGACCTGTCCAACGTCAGCTTGCGGTTCGCGGTCGGCGACACCGTAAAGATTCACACCACCCAGAACCCGTTGCGAGCTACCGGCCAGCACTGGGCGATTCGCCGCGACCCGAAGCAGGTTCCAGGTACTCAGTTTGGTCAGCCAATCCCGGCCTCTGACAGCGAGATTATCCTTCAAGGGCCCGGCCTCGCAGGGGCGGATGAAATTTTGGTGGGTATCCGACGCAGCTGGTCGGCGGCCGGCGCAAGCTGGGAGCTGGCCGGAATGCGAGGCTACGCAGCTGGCCTCACTTACAACGAGCAGCCCAACATCCTCCCCTTGAACCGCCGTCCCCGCCTGCTTATGTGGACGGGCCAGCTCCCGTACTGGATCAGCGTAACAGGCCGACGGATAACCGTTAAAATCCGAAACAACACCTACTACATGGACCTTTACCTGGGGCTGGGAATCCCCTGGGGCAGTCCGAAGTACCAGCCGTATTTCCTCTGCATCGGCGGCTCCTCGGGCAACTCGGAGACGCTGTGGACCAGCCTGGCGGTAGAGAATTGCAACTACTGGGCAGCCCGAGCCAACTCAGAGGCTGGCAGTTCAATGCAGGTGCTCAACCGGGCAGGGGCCTGGCAGGGGCACCTTACCCGGAGGAACAATGCACGAGACGGCTTTCTAAGTGGGGGCCTGGTCAACTCCGCAGAAAACGGGATCTGGCCCTACCGAGTCAACGCCATGTCTAAGCTGCGAGAAAACCTGGACGGGTCAACCCCACTCCTTGCCGTCACTCTTACCCCGGACATGGGCGAGCTGGAGGGGGTTATGGCGGTTTCAGGGTACGGCAACATTCAGCCCGAGGATATCATCCTGCAGAGCAGCACAGGCCGCCGTTTCGTGGTAGGGACCAACACTTACCGGAACTCGCAAGAAGACTTTTCCGCTATGGAGCTGGCCTAATGTCCTATTTTGAAACCGGCTCAGCGTCGGACGTAAACAACCTGCTCGGCAAGCTGCGCAGCGCTATGGCAGCCAACGGTTGGGACACCAACTACAACGCCCTGACGGCCGGCGGCGGAACTCGCTGCCACATGAGCAAGGGCGGGATGACCGTAAACTTTCGGACCGGGTTCAACAACGAGCTTCCGGTAGCGAACGCGGCTGAGCGCAGCGCTCGACAGGGTAACTGGTCTTGGAACTATTACTGGGGCAACCCTGCAACTTTTTGGCGGCCTGACTGGATTGCCCTGAACGTGGGGACCGGAGTCAACCTGGGCTCCAGCTGGCACAATCAACCCGGTGCCCCAGGCTCTAGCGAAGGTAAGGGCCTCGCCTCGATGGCCTTGGCTTCTGGCGGCATTTCACGCTACTGGATATTCATATTCGACAACCCGGACACTGTCCTGCTGATCTTCGAGCCCTGGCCTGAACGGTTCGAGCATATCGCGTTTGGCCGTCTGCACCTTGTTCAAGGGGTCCAGAGCGGGGGTGAGTGGTATTCAGCTTCTCGAACTATCAACCACAGCTACGAAGAGGTGAGCGAAGTCTGCGAGGCCCGCTCATGGCTCGGCACCTGCCTTGTTCGTCTCGTTGACTCGCGCTGGACGATAGCTGATCAGCTCGACGGGTGGAATCACACTATCGCTCCCGGCGCTGCCTGGAACCATTGGGCCCCCCCTGGGGGCACCACCTGGGTTGCCGAGCTGGGAGTTCCTCTCTTCGAGGCTTCTGTCTTCGACCCGTCGACTGCGGGGTTCCCCGGCATCATCCCTGCCAGCTACCTGGAGGCAGAAGGGCGCTCTATCTTGCACCCTATCCCGGCCTACAAGGCCAGAGAGCAGGGAGGGCACATGCTGTTGGGCTATTTCCCGCATATCGCCCGCACCAGTATGCGGCCTTACGTGGCCGGCGACCCTATAGCGGGGGTCGGCGAGTCTTGGGTAGCGTTTCCTTCCCACTTCCGGCAAAGCCCTTGGAACAACAAGGCTTACCAGTCTCGGCCTTCCAACCCTGCTGAGCAGGCCGCGAACTTCTACGGTACTGGCATTGCCGTGCGGAGGCCCTGATGGCTGTCCGGGAGACCTCAGTTGAGGTGATAAAGGCCCGCGCCGGGGTAGACCCGACGCGGCCGGAGTACGACTGGAACGACAACTGGGAATCCCTCACAGGGGATAAGCAAACCTGGTTCTACCCTTGGCAGGATTTCGGCCTGTACCGTGAACTGCCTCGACAAGGGCTGGCAGAAAGGTGGGTGAAGCGGGGCTTGGCCGGCTACATCAACCCGCGCCGACAAGTTAGGCCGACCTCTGCCTTGCGGGCGAGAACCTTCACCGACCTGTTCTACGGACGTATGCAGATAAACCCGGCCCTGCTGGCCCTGGGGAACGTCCTGAATGACCAGACTCGGACAGTAGAGATATGGAACGCCACCTTCGAGCCTACCGTACTGACCGGGATAGCTCGTGAGGAAACCGACGGTATCGACCTCGATATCAGCCTGCCGCGCCCCATGGCTCCCCTTGAGGCGATCACCCTCCAGGTGGGGGTAACCACCACTGGCCCGGCGAACATCGACGCCAGCTTCAGCTTCGAAGCTGAAAACCTTCCGGCCACCTCTTTACGGGTTACAGGGACTCGGACCGTCGTATTCTCGCTTCTCCCTGACACTTCGAAGGATTACATCGAGAAACTGGCCTGGGTCTCCTCGGTGTTCACGTCCCACGACGGGACAGAGCAACGGATGGCACTTACGGAGAGCCCTGACACGGTCATATCGTTCACGGTCAGCTCGCACGATGCACAGATCCACTTCCTGGACAGCCTGCTCTGGGGGTGGCAACACCGGATATACGCCCTGCCCTTGTGGCACCGTGCAAGCCGGGCCAAAGCCCCAGCATTTGCCGAGACCTTCACCATCCAGTGCGATACCGAGCACGCGGGCTTCAGGGTGGGTGGGATGGGAATCCTCTGGGGGTCTTTTGACCGTTTCGAAACTTTCGAAGTGGCCGGGATACTGCCGGGCCAGCTGACCTTGCGACGCCCCTTGGGTGCTAACTGGCCGCCAAGGACGCCGGTAATGGCTTGCCGGCCGGCTCGCCTGCCGGTGGAGGTAGGGAGCAGCTGGCAGCACGGGAACCTGGGCTCAGCTGCGCTGAGTTTCGTCTTCACCGAAGTGGAACAAGAGGAACCTGAAGACTCCGCAACCACCTATCGAGGCCACCCCTTGCTGGTTAAAGCTCCGAACTGGGTAGCTCCCAAAGAGGAGAAAAACACTCGCAACATCGAGGTTTTTGAGTCGGCCCTTAAAGCCCGTTTCACGGTAATGAACAATGACGTGCCCTCGGTTGTCAGCCAGCACTCCTGGTGGTTAAAAGGCCTGGATAATCACATGGCCTTCCGGCGCTGGCTGTTTGCAAGGCGGGGCAGGGTAGTGCCGTTCTGGGCTCCGAGCTGGAAGGCGGACTTGCTTCTGGCGGCTGACACCGACCCTGGCCAATCTCAGATAACTGTCAAAGCTATCGGTTATCGGAACTTTTACGGCTCGCGGGCAGGTAGGGAGGATCTGATGATCTTCCTGAAAAACGGGGGGTACCTGATTCGGAGGGTTTCCAACGCGGCGGCGGGCCCAGACAGCAAGACGGAGATAGTCAGGGTAGACCGGGAGTTTTCAGCTGGGCTGAAGGTCTCTGACGTGAAGATGATCTGTTTCCTGGGTTTGCACCGCCTGGACGCCGACGAAGTGGAGATCGACTGGCGAAGTGATAACCTTGCGCTCTGCAACCAGAATATGAGACTGCTCACCGATGGCAACATTTGATCAAGCCGAGAGGAGCTTTTGGGGTGGTAGACCTGAAGAGCTTTTCCTCTTCCAGGTGGTGGGAGGGGGGCCAACTTACCGCTACACCTCAGGCAGGTTGCCGGTATCCTTCGCCGGCTTCCCCTTCTTTCCAAAGGCCCTTGACCGGGGGAATTTCACCTTCAAGAAGGACTACTCAGGGAGTGACACCCTTGAGCTTACGGTTCAGTCTGACCTTGAGCTGCTAAAGCACTTCAAAATCATTGTGCCGCGCAGGACAATGATACTGACCATCTATCGCCGCCACCGGGGTAGCGAGGATCTCGACGCTGTCCCGGTATTCATCGGAAGGGTTCGCGGAGTCAGCTGGGAGGGGGCCAAGGCCATAGTATCTTGCGACTCGATGTACGCGATGGCTAAACGGGGCGGTCTGAACCTCAGCTACCAGGTCTCTTGCAACCGCTTTATCTACGACGCAGGCTGCCAGTTGCAGAAGGCGGACTGGCGGCTGGTAGGTGAACTGGAGAAGACCGACGGGCTGAACGTCTACTCCACGGTGTTCGCTCAGAAGCCTGACGGCTGGTGGAAGTACGGGTTCATAGAGACCGCCGACGGCAACTACCTGGTAGTTGACCATGTGGGTAACCGTGTAACTCTCATGCACGCCATGGAAGGGGTAAAGCCCGGCGAGTTCATATCCATCTACGCCGGATGCAACCGCACCCTTGACCAGTGCTGGGACAAGTTCAACAACGGGCTGAACTACTTGGGCTTCCCTTGGTCGCCTGCCGATAACGTATTCACAGACGGACTGTAAAACATGCAGTTTTTGATAATCCTGCTGCTCCTGATCATCATGGACCTGACAAGGCCCGTGCCGAAGCCCCCTCGTCGGCCTGGCCTTGGAGAGTTCACCGCCCCTACAGCTGAGCAGGATCGCCGTATCCCGGTTTTTTGGGGTTCTCCGTACCTGGTATCCCCTAACCTGGTCTGGTATGGGCATCTTCGCACCACCAAGATAAAGCAGAAAATCAAAGGCCTTTTCAAGGACAAGGAGGCGGTGGTCGGCTACCGCTACCATCTGGGGATGCACCTGATCTTCGGCTACGGGGGGCAAGATACCCGCTTGAGGGAGATATGGATCGGCGGCACTAATGGAGCCAGCGGGGCCGATAAGGTGTGGTCCGGGAACCTGGGAGAGGGCGCTTCCAGTATCAAAAATCTCGGCCTGTGGGGTGGTGACGAGGAAGGTGGCGGCATCTCGGGCGGGTTCAACTTCTTCCCTGGCGGACCGTCCCAAGGCCGGTCTGACTACCTGATAAAGCAGCTCGGCAACAAGGTCCCCTCCTACCGGGGAGTGTGCGGCATTGTCTGGAACGGGGGATACCATGGTAACCGTACGGTGATTCAGCAGTGGGCAGCCCGTATCGAGAACTTGCCGAACAAGCTGGGAACCCCTTACTCGAACATCAATGGCGAAGCAAACGCGGCCGAGATGCAGTACGACCTGCTGACCAACAGCGACTACGGCATGGGTTTGACGGCTGAAGAGATCGACCTGGAGTCGTTCAGGAAGGCGGCCAAAACCCTCCACGAAGAGGGTCACGGCCTCTCCCTTGTATGGGACAACGTGAAGTCTCTGGAAGAGATGCAGAAGGAAATCGACCGACATGTCGACGCCCTTACCTACATCAACCCGCTTAACGGTTTGCGCACCATGCGGCTGATCCGTGACGACTACCGGGACTTGCCGCTCCGCAGAGCGAACAAGCGCAATGCCCGTTTGATCAAGTTCAGCCGCCCCTCGGCTGACGAACTGGTCAACGAGATGATCGTCAACTTTGCCTCTGAGGAGTACCAGGGCAAGGTTTTACCTGTAAGGGTGCAGGACCCGGCTGCCTTCCAGAACAGGGACAATCAGCGGGTCAGCGCCAGCCAGTCCTACCCTGGCATTACCAAGCTGGAATTGGCCAAGCGAGTTTGTACCCGCGACCTCCGAGCCCTCAATTACCCGTTCGCCCGTGTGCAGCTGCAACTGAGTCGAGAGTTTTACGACTTGCAGCCTGTAGACCGCATCCTTCTCGACTGGAACTTTCCAGACGGCGGAGTCGAGGGCCTGACCTTGATCGTGCTTGAGCGGGATCTTGGAGACCCGCTGACAGGGGCGATAACAGTTACTGCAGTACAGGATACCTTCGGCCTGGGCTCCACCCTCTACACCGAAGGGGGCAACTCTGGCTGGGTTCCAGTAGGCCGAGAGCCAATCCCTGCCAGCGTCTACCGCATGGAGTTCACCCCCTGGTGGGTCTTGAAGCAGGATGCCAGCGTGCCTAGCCCTCTGGCAGCGGCCCCCATGCTGATGGTGGAGGAGCCGAGCCCGGCACACCTCTCTTACAGCGTCCACTACAACGACCCTGAGCTGGGCTCCAGCTGGGCGGAGAGTTCCGACACGCTGAGCTTCACCCCGACAGCCACCCTTGTCTACGACTACCTGGAGAGCGTCGGCGCTGACACCGCAGGGACGCTCATTGTGACCAACTTGAAAGGGATAGTGGAGATTCCTGCAGCGGCCAGCGTGGATGACTTGCGGAACCTCGGTGAAGGGTTGGTGGTTATCGGGTCTGAGATCCTCGGCTTCACCTCGGCTCAAGAGCGGGCCGACGGCACTTGGGCTATAACTGGCGTGCAGCGAGCCCTGCTCGACTCTGTGATGGGCAGGCACCTGGCTGGCAGCAAAGTGTGGTTTATTGGCGAGGCGTTGGGCCGCACCCCGACACAGCTTCTCCCCTTCAAGGCCGGCACTTACCGGGCCAAGATCATCTCCAACGCTTTGGGCGGGGTCCTGGAGGCGGATGCCGCCCCCACCCTGTCAATCAGCACAAACGCAACCACCCAGAACGCCCGCCCCTTGTACGCCTACCCTCCTCGCCAGTTGGCTATAAACGGCAGCGTTGTGCCAGGCTTGGTCAGCTCCGAACTGATCAGCTTGACATGGCTTCACGCAAACAAGGAGGCTGAGACGGCCATCGCCTTCCAGGCTGAAGGGAAGACCAAGCCGGGGGACGTTCATTACATTGCCTACCTGTTCGATGATAGTGGCAACCTCAAGGCGCAGAGCGGCAACATCTTCACGAACAGTTACCAGTTCTCGGTAGGTGACGTGATCGGAGGCCTCCCTTCCGCCGGCTATGTGCAGGTGGCTGCCGTCAACAGCGTGGGGGCCTCTGCCAGGGCTACCCTGTGGTTTGGGCGGGCGGTAGACTACGCGAACACTACCGATGCCGCACCTCAGCGACTGCTCGACGAAGCAAGCCCATGGTGCTTTACCAGGATGGCAGACTGATGCCTGCACGCTTAGCGATCTCCTCTACAAACGTCCACGGCCAGTATGTCGGGACAACCCGAGTACCTGCGCCAAGCGCTACCCCAGGGAGCAGCACCTGCCGACAGTTCAATGGCCTGTCAGATCGCCTGCTCCTTGGGCCGAGCAACGCCTTGGGGGCAAACTTCCTGGCTGTGCTGAGCTTCTGGCGCGGTGATACGAGCGTTCTACCGGACAACCAAACCTCGGCCCGCCTGTTCACCCAGTATGCGGTGGGCGGTACCCGGATCGCTGCAGGGCTCAATGGGCAGGGCCTGTCCATTACGTTCACCGAGGCGGCCGGCTCTCGGCAAACTGTGCAAGTTTACGGGACCCTGCAAGACACTGCTCGGCACACTCTGGCCCTGGCTGTACAAGGGGACGACATACGGCTGTGGCTGGACGGCCGGCTCGCCTTGCAGCTTCAGGCCACCCTGGCTGCCCCTGACCTGGCTCGCGTATGTGTGGGTGCGGACACTGCGTCACGCTTCTTCAAAGGGTTCATTGACGATCTGGCGGTTTACAAGGTTTGGCCCAGCAAGACTCAAGGATGGTTGAACTACTACCGAGATCTCCTGTTGTCCAGGTACA